GGTATTTCGCGATCGCAACTACTTTCGACTGACAGAATTTAGGTAAACTAATTTGTTTCTGTACAGTAATGCTTATATGCTACACTCTTGAAAAAGGAGGAAAGTATGAAAAATAACAAAAGAAAGATGCCATCTCAAAAGAAAATATTTGAGCATTGGCAAAATATAATTGATGATATAAATTACCAGCAATGCTTTGCTTGCTCTTCCTTGGATACCAAAAGGCTGGAAAGAGCGCACATTTTAGCAAGATGTAGTGGAGGATCTGATACGGTTGATAACCTTCATTTGTTGTGCCGGTATTGCCATATATCAAGTGAAACAGTGTCTGGAAAAGCATACTGGCAATGGTTTAAGCACACTTCTGATAATTGGGTTCAAATTACACTAGCAAGATGCTTGCCTAAAATAAACGCATCTAAGAGTATGGCTAGACTTAACTAAAAAGGTAATAGAAAACAATGGCATCAACAGGCGGCGTAAAGATAGGATCTACCTATGACGAGGCTAGAACAAGAAAAGTAAATGCATAGGCAGAGATCTCAGAGCTAGAGCTGGCGCGGGTTCACGGGACGTTGGTAGTGGCTGTGGATGTAGTGCAGGCTTGGGAAGAGGTGCTTGGCGCACTGAAAGGCAAGCTTATGTCGATCCCTACTAAAGCTGCACCTGTAGTAGCGGCAGAACCTGAAGCTGCACAATGCCAGAACATACTAGAAGATTTAATGAATGAAGCCCTAGAGGAATTGAGTAACTATGAGCCAAGCGTTGATCCATCATCAACCAGCGGACTTAATGAGTCATCTGAAGAAGGCGATACAGAGTCTAAGGCCACCGCCAAGACTAACAGTAAGCGAGTGGGCAGACCAAAGAAGGCGGCTAGACTCACAGACAAGTAGTGAGCCTGGGAGATGGCATACTTCTCGCGCTGAATACCAGCGTGGGATAATGGATGCTTGCGGAGAACCGCAGAATAGAGAAGTTGTAGTTATGGCTGGCGCTCAGTTAGGTAAGTCTGAGGCTATCCTAAACATCATTGGCTATCACATTGATAACGATCCTAGCCCGATACTTGTGTTGCAGCCCTCTCTTGATATGGCGCAAAGCTTCTCAAAGGATCGAGTGGCTAACGGACTGCTTAAATCTACGCCATGCCTTCGAGGTAAAGTAAAAGACCCTAGAGCTAGAGACAGTGGCAACACGACTTTGCACAAGCTGTTCCCTGGTGGAAGTCTTACTCTGGTTGGCGCTAACAGTCCGTCTGGATTAGCATCCCGTCCTATTCGCCTAGTGCTTTGCGATGAGGTTGACCGATATCCCGCTAGTGCTGGATCTGAAGGTGATCCTGTTCAGCTTGCTCGTAAGCGAGCTGCTACCTTTTGGAATCGTAAGATCATTATGGTTTCTACTCCGACTAACAAAGATAACAGTAGAATCGAAGAGGCGTTTGAGGGATCTGACCAGCGAGACTTTCACGTTCCCTGCAAGCATTGCCATGAAGAGCAAGTGTTAAAGTGGGCCAATGTGCAGTGGATTAACAAAGATCCTGATACTGCATCCTATGAATGCTCTGGTTGCGCTGTATTGTGGACTGATTCTGACAGAAGATGGTCTATTAGGAATGGCAAGTGGAAGGCTGGCAAGCCATTTACGGGGATTGCTGGGTTCCGCATCTCCGGTCTATATTCTCCGTGGACTCCATTGTCTGACGGTGTTCGTGACTTCATGTCGATGAGGAAGAACCCTGAGCAACTTCGAGTATGGACAAATACCTATCTTGGAGAAAGCTGGGAAGATCAGGGTGAAACAATTGATGACTATTCTTTGTCTACGCGAAGGGAAGCATATGGCGAGCATATACCCGAAGAAGTAATCTTTCTTACTTGTGGCGTTGATGTTCAGGATGATCGGTTAGAGGTTTCTTATATTGGTTGGGGCAGAGATGACGAGTCTTGGGTGATCAACCATGAGATATTATACGGCGATCCATCTACGCCGCAGCTCTGGACTTCTCTGGACACTAAGCTATTTACGACATACCCAACCAATGACGGTAGGCTTTTGCCTGTAAGGGCTACTTGCGTTGACTCTGGCGGTCATTTTACTAATGCGGTATACTCTTACTGTAAAAAGAATTATGCTAGACGAGTGTTTGCGATAAAAGGTGTTGGTGGTGAAGGCAAAGCCATTGTTGGCCGTCCATCAAAAAACAATATTGGCAAATGCCTGCTGTTTCCAGTTGGTGTAAATACAGCAAAAGATTTATTGTTCGCTAGGATGCGGATTAAGGATGAAGGTGCTGGTTATATTCACTTTCACGATGACTTACATGATGAGTATTTTAGGCAATTAACTGCCGAGAAGGTAATCACAAAGTTTGTCCGTGGATACAAACAGCGCGTATTCCAGAAGATAAGGCCAAGAAACGAAGCGTTAGATTGCTTTGTTTATGCGATGTCAGCATACGCAATATTGAATATTGATATTAATGCACTGGCCGACAATAGAGGCCGTGAGGCTGCAAGGCCGGAAACTGTTAAGCAAACTAAAAGGCAAGAATCCTTTGTTCCTAATGTGGGTAAAGGCTTTGTTAATTCTTGGCGTTAAAGGAAAAATAAATGGCCAATGCTTTTAATGCAATAAACGCTCCTGAAGGTGAACCAGAGTCTATAGTAGTTGGAGACTTTGTTCAGTGGAAGCGATCAGACCTTGTTGCAGACTATCCCGCCGATTCATACACAGCTACTTACGTTGCCCGAATAACTGGCGGCGGTCAAAATGAAATACAAGTCGTTGGTTCAAATCAAACTACTCATTATCTTTTTCAGATAAGTGGAACATCAAGTTCTTCATTTGCTCCAGGTTATTATTTTTATCAGCTAGAGATTAAGCGTAACTCTGACAATGAAAGAATAGTTATATCTAAAGGCAACTTCAGTATAACTCCTGATTTAGAAGTTAATCAGGCTGATCCTAGAACTAATTCTAAGATAATGTTAGATAAGATTGAAAGTTTGCTTAACGGCAAGGCTGATTCTGACGTTTCTAGTTATTCTGTTGCTGGAAGATCGCTAACAAAGATGACTTTTGCAGAGTTGCAAGATGCCAGGAACTTCTATAAACAGGAAGTTCTCAACGAGCAATCTAAAACTGATGCAAAGAATGGCCGTAAAGGGCATACAACAATTCAAGTGAGGTTTTAAGTGGCAATTTTTGACCTATTTAAGGCCAAGCCTAAGTTAAAAGGCAAGACTTTCAAGCGATCATATCAAGGTGCCAATCAAGGTTATCTTTTTAATGACTTTAAGGCTTCCGAGAGAAGTGCTGATAGCGAATTGCGTCCAGCCATAAGAATACTTAGATCACGCTCTCGTGACCTTGCCAGAAACAACGAATATGTAAAACGATACTTGATGCTGCTTAAAACCAATGTTATTGGTGAGAAAGGCTTTGGTCTTCAGGTAAAAGCGACTGATAGTATTGGTAAATCCGACCGAGATGGCAATCAACGAGTTGAAATGGCATTTAAACGGTGGGGTAGATTAGGCAACTGCACTGTTGACGGTAAGCATTCATGGGTTGATGCCCAGAAATTAGCGATGGAAAGCCTGGCTAGAGATGGTGAAGCCTTCATTATTAAGCATCGAGGGTCTTCATTTCACGATTCTTTTGCCCTTGAGTTCATTGAGCCAGATCAAGTTGATGAGCAGAAGAATGAAAGGCTGACCAACGGTAATGAAATACGCATGGGTATTGAGCTGGATCGGTTCAAAAAGCCTGTTGCTTACCATGTTTTAAGCTACCATCCTGGAGATTATGATTATTCCACGACTGGAAAATCGTCCAAGCACATTAGAATCCCTGCTGAAAAAGTTATACATTTGTATGACCCCAACAGAGCTGGCCAAACGCGAGGAGAGCCTTGGATTTCTCCGGCTTTGGCATCAATCAAGCAGTTAGGCGCTTTGCGTGAAGCTGCAATTGTAAATGCTCGAATTGGCGCATCTAAGATGGGCTTTTTTACATCTCCAACTGGTGATGGGTTTGTTGCAGACGATCTTGATGGCAATGTGCCAATTATGGAAGCAACTCCAGGCACGTTTCATCAACTTCCTACTGGCGTTGACTTTAAGGCTTTTGATCCACAATATCCGAACAACGAGTTTGAGGGATTTCACAAGGCTTGCTTGAAAGGTATAGCTTCTGCCATAGGTGTTAGCTACACAAGCTTGTCTAACGATCTTGAAGCTACAAGCTACAGCTCAATTCGTCAGGGCGCATTAGAAGAAAGAGATCAGTACAGAGTTTTGCAGCGGTTTGTTATAGACCATTTTGTTCGACCTGTATTTGAAGAGTGGCTTGGAGCCTCTATGGAAATCAATAGCTTTGGAATACCTTTGCGTCAATATGACAGGTTCTCCGATGCTGCTCAGTTTAGAGGTAAAGCTTGGAACTGGGTTGATCCGCAGAAAGAGATGGGCGCTGCGGTAATGGGACTTAAGAATGGTATCTTGAGCCTTCAGGATGTTGCATCTCAGTATGGTAAAGATGTAGAAGAGTTAGTATCTCAGATTGCTAAAGATCGTGAAGTTGCAGATCAGTTTGGCGTTAGATATGCGCTAGAGCCGTTTGGAGCATCCCTAAACTCGATAAATCCTGATATAATCGGGGCTGATGATGCCGAAGTATAAAGGCAAAGAAATAAATACTCGCCCTAATGACACTATGGTCAATGAGGCGAAGCGCGGATTAGAGTGGCGTAAAGAGTTTGGTCGTGGAGGCACTGAGGTTGGTGTTGCTAGAGCAAGAGACATTAGCAACAGAAAGGAGCTTTCATTTGATACCGTGAAAAGAATGTATTCTTATTTTTCTCGTCACGAAGTTGATAAAAAGGCTGAAGGATTTAGCCCTGGAGAGAAAGGTTATCCATCAGCAGGCCGTATTGCGTGGGCTTTATGGGGTGGTAATGCTGGATTCTCATGGGCGCGTAAGATCTCAAATCAAATTAACGATGATAGAAGTCAAGAGGTTATTAATATGGACAACGAAGAGATAGAAGGCGTAGTTGTCGAGGCAGTTTCTGAAGAGGTTGTGGCTGAAGAAGTCGTGACTGAAGAGGTTATTGCTGAAGAAGTCGTATCTGAAGAAGTAATTGACGAGCTTCCTGTTGAGCGCAAAGGCGTTGAAGTTAGCCACAGAGCTATGGAATTGGATATGTCTCCCATTGATGAGGAGAGCAGAACCGTTCAGATCGCTATATCTAGCGAAGAGCCTGTAGAGCGTTCATTTGGAACCGAAATATTAGACCATACTGCGGAGGCGATTGATTTATCGTTTTTGGCATCTGGTCGCGCACCATTGTTATTGGATCACGATCCAGAGAAGCAAATTGGTGTTATAGAATCAGTAACGCTTGATGGGCAGTCGCGTAGACTGCGCGCTCAGGTTCGCTTTGGAAAAGGTGAGCTTGCCCGTGAAGCATTCTCTGATGTTGTTGATGGTATTAGAGCTAACATTTCGGTTGGTTATGCTATTAGCAAGATGGAAAAGGATTCACGAAATGGTGACGTTTATCGCGCCAAATCGTGGAAACCAGTAGAAGCAAGTTTGGTGTCTATTCCTGCCGATATGACAGTTGGCGTTGGGCGTTCGAGCAAAGTTTCACATAAACCCGTAATTAAAACTTCATTTAAAGAGAGAAATATTATGTCAGAAGTTGATATCCAAGCGGTCAAAGCTGAAGCCCAGCAGTCCGCACAACGTAACGCAGCTCAGATTGTTGAGTTGGGATCTCGTCACAACCAAAGTGAAATGGCTCGTAAAGCAATCTACGAAGGCCGTAGCATCGAAGAGTTTCGTGGTGAGTTGTTAGAAACTATTGGTTCAACCCGCGCTCTGGAAGATCAGAATGTTGGTATGGACAAGAAAGAAATGCAGCGATTTAGTCTGACTCGTGCTATCCACGCACTTGCCAACCCAACTGATCGCCGCGCTCAAGAAGCTGCTGCTTTTGAATTTGAGTGTTCACGAGCTGCTGCCGAGCAATATGGCACAACTGCACAAGGCTTGATGCTTCCTGCTGAAGTTCTTAGCACTTGGAAGCGTACTATGAACACTGGTAACGATGGTGATCTGTTCGGTGATGACTTCCGTGGTGGTGATTTCATTGATGCACTTCGCAACCAATCTTCTGTTATGCAGGCTGGCGCTCGCATGCTGGGTGGTTTGAGTGGCGATGTTAAGATCCCTAAGAAGACTGGCGTTTCTGCCGCTGCTTGGATTGACACCGAAGGTGCTGATTCCTCTGCAACTGAAATGACTGTAGGCCAGATTTCCTTGGCTCCTAAGACTCTTGGCGCTCACACTGATGTTACTCGTCAGTTGTTGATTCAGTCTAGCCTTGATGTTGAGAACCTGATCCGTGACGACCTTACCCGCGCTCTTGCCTTGGCAATTGATAAAGCTGGTCTGGAAGGCACTGGTGCAAACGGTCAGCCTACTGGTATCTTGTCTACTGCTGGAATCAATTCAACTACTTTCGGCGCTGCTAACCCAACTTTCGCTGAAGTTGTTGCAATGGAAACTGCTGTTGCTGAAGATAACGCCCTGCAAGGCAACTTGTCTTACATCCTGCCTGCTTCTATGTACGGCGCGTTGAAGACTACTGAGAAAGCCACTGGAAC